GCTGAGAGTACGGGATCAACGATTGGACTAAGATCGTCCTTCAAATCTAGCATACGCTCAATGCGGATTTGATCGTAGATCGAGATGCCGAACACGCGCTCTACCAACGCACGTGTTCCGGGGAGTGGATCCTCACGTGGTGCGGGCCGTTCAAGAGAATCTCGTAAGATTGAACGGTCCCACCATCCGAGGGATCGAGATGAGAGGTGTTTACGGACGTCATGAGAACGAGTCACTCGTAGACCATAATGACCCAACGCCGAAACAATCGGACATCCTGGATATTGGTATGCCATACTGAGGGATTTACACCTAAGGAGCGTCAGAAGCTTGCTTTTTCTAGCAGACGCATACTCCCTGGCGGCCCACCCGAAGGACGCGAGAACCTTCAGCGGGTCGGTACATGTTTGTTTGTCGTTCTCATCAAAGAGAATCCCACAAAAAGACATGTCCGAAAAGTTAGAGAAACTTTCAATCTTAATGACTAAGCCCAATTTAGCAAAGTCTTCCTTAGTAGGTGGTGTGCCGAAACCCGAAGCCGCGTTATCGTCACCTTCCACAACCAACGAGGGATTTAGAAATCCCACTTTATGAAACACAAAATAGCAAAAACATAAAGTGGAAAACCCATTTCCCAAGCTGGTGCACATTTCACCGGACATCCTTGTCGCCTCTATCTGCGCCTTAAAGAACTTTGAAACAAGATTATTTGTGCCGAGTAAATACTCGTCAACCATCTTCATGAATTCATCATGGTCTGGAAGAAACTGAGTCATGTGGTGGTAGAGTTTTCTTTCGCACTGGGCCATAATCTCCTTGATGAATAACGACTCGTAAGACGTAAAATCACCAGAGAGATATGTCGCGCCTTCTCTACGTAACATCTCCTCCATATACTTCCCCCTTTCATGCACAGGTATGTGCTTGATGAATTCTGGCATCTTGTAGACCTCGTTTTCGATCAACTTGAAAAATCGACCAAGACGGACTTTCATAGGATCTGCTCTAGCATTAATTGCTCTAGCTTGCTTAAAAGCTATGTATCCTTCATCTTTCATAAAAGTCTTAACGACGGCCTCCCGCATGG